GTACGGTCCCGCAGCACTTTGGTAGTAACGGATTATCCAACCATTTCTTTACGTTGAATAGGGAAAACCTCTTTTCTTTAAGTCCATAATTACGTTGAATTCCTTGGCCCCACCATTCGCCAAAGTGATAGCCCTTCCCTAACTCACGTAACTCCTCTTCGTGTTCACGCGCCCATTTCTCAAACCCATGATTGTCCTGATTGGGAGTTAGCCATCTATTACGCGACCCGACGGACATAATACAGTCTTCAGTAAAATGGATTACTCCACCCGACCCGTCGATTTTTTCTGTGATCGCCACTTCTCGTGACCATCGTGGGATCTTACGATACGCCACAAAGTCTACCATTTTAGTATCAACCTTTTAATCAGTAGTATCGCAAACGCTATCAGTATGCTCCCCACGCCAATCCAGAGTAGGAGAAAAATCAGGTCCCAAATTAATGCAAGGCTCTCCAACGGGATTGCCATTCAAATCACCGTCCTCGTCCCTATATCCGCCCGAATGGCACATATCCTCTGCACCCTTACGTAGGAGATGATCCTTAGACTTCTGACATTGCTTTCCCTTACCGCCATCTTGGCTAATGAACGTACACCGATCTGTCTTACGGGGTCTCATTTAGTAACTCCTCCTTTTTAAAGATGAAGGGTTCGGGGTCGTCAGCTACTTGGTTAACGAAGTATATCCGGATGGTTAACATTCCACGGTGTAATCTCGGAATCACGTCTATCCCTTTTAGGCGAGATTGGCTGTCCGTATTCAGGACCGTGAAAACTGACTTTGCTATTTGTCTGGCTTCCTCGTAAATCATAATTCTTCCTCAGGTATTCGTGAAGATATCCCTGAACATTAAAGAATAATGCGCATAAAGTATCTTCCATTTCCTTTTCATGAACTTCGGCATTTCGGTGATTTGCCCACATGGTTATAAAATGTCTACAAAGGGACTTCATATAGGCGTTTAGCGGGATACCTTTTTGCCAATTATCCGAGTCACGAATTTGGCCGTCGGATTGGATGCGATTTTCGTGCATATATTGGCCAAATCTCTCCAAGACTAACGGACTCAAAAACCCTTCATAGTCAATCTTATTCGTATCGGTATCTCGCGTGGCCCCCGTTTCGAATGTTCTCATAACGGACGTACTCATAAACCCTCTCCCAATTTGTGAATTTCTTATTGGCCATTTCATGGAATACATTTCGCGCCGGGCCAACTAACCATCTCTCAGCCATCTGAGCAATGGCCATTCCCCATTCAACTTCTCTACCTCCAGTCTCACTTACGTCCAACGTATCAAGGATAAGTAAGTCTGCCGTCATTACCTCTTCTTGGTCGCGGATGGCATACATTAACTTCTGGCCCAACGTAGGATCATCATCCTCTTCGTTGACTAACCACGATGCGCGTATATGACCATATTGGCGCAGGTCAAAATTCTGACTGATCCTTAATAATCTTTTACGTGCAGTGAACTTACCGGCGATGTAAATAATCACAGGTATGTTCCAGGCATTGGGCGGTTATCTTCAGCGGGTGGGGCGTGTTCATGGCCATGACTGCCCATCATTATGTACGCCGGCTGTGTCATTTCTGCCAATTTCGCCTTTTCAACCGCCTCGGGATCAAGTAACGTGTAGAAATCTAATAGCGCATCTCTATCTCTTTTACCGGCCTCGGCAATCTCTTTCTCCGATACCAAATCTGTTTCATCCCGCCGAATTAACGCCCACACGCCCTCGTTTACACGACATACATAAATTGGATCAGTTTCGGTGTCACGATGAAAGCTAATTACAGGTCCGTCAAACTTTGCATAGTCAATGGCATAATAGACGGGTTTCGTAGACCCCGTGACCAAGACGTATCGGCTATTTGGTTGCCTTTTTAGGTCTCTTGCCATCACCCACGTCTGGTCCAGTTTTGGAGTCAACTCTGGCGGATTTGCGCTTACGTGCTTCTTTAATAACGACATCTGCGTACCTCCAAAGTGAATCGTTCCATTGCCAAGCGTTTGGCGAAAGGATTAGATCAAATCCCTCAAAATCATGGCCAATAAATACGAGATGGCCCTTAGCCTCCCACTCCTTTACTTGTGTATGATCTCGCCATTGTTCAGCTACGTAGATATTTAATGAGTGATTGGTCTTACCTTTGGCCATTACAGTTCTATCCCTTTATTCTTGCGCGGATTGCGGCGGCAACTTGGGCTCCGGTCACCGTAATACGAGGGCGAAGCGGTTCATCACTGAGAATGATCTCCGTCGCTTCGGCCAGTATGGCGCACGCTTCTCGTTCCCTCCTCCGCACCTCGTTAGCGTGGGCGCGGAGTACACTTATTGCCTGTTCCACCGTGGGTTGTTCCTTAATGCGGCGGATACACTCCGTTACCGCATTCTCGTCACGCTCACTCATCGTGTCTCTCCGCCAGCACGTAGCGCCGGAGTCGGAAGCGGTCATCGGGGTTCGCCTCGCGCCAGTGCCGGACTTCCGTTCGCCCCTCGTCCCGCGAGAGACTTCCTCCTCCGGCGCACAGTTCCCATCGTCCGTCCACGCGCATCTCGACCATCCAGATATGCCGAGCGTCTCGCTTAGACATCGCGTCCCTCCATTATACTCTCATCCTCTTCAACTGCTTAGACGCCATTTCCGCCTCTTCAGATGTCCATACCAACCGTGAACTCATATCACGATTCTTGATATCCGCTTCAACAACCGCCAGTCCATTAAGAAGTAACACGCTTTCCATGAACCTACGCGGCGTTACCTCTGACGGGGCCAAGCCCATTAGTTGGATCTTTTCTAACGTCGCACCAATTCGTGCGTCCAATTCCATTGGAATATCGAGGATATATTCACGATATCTCATCTCCTACCAATCCTTTCATTTCCGTACATGAACGACGGCCCCGGCAAAAGAGGGATTTGCTGGACATTAAATAACCCATTCGCGCTAACATGAACTACACTAAACCCCTGCTGCCAGTTAGGATATTGGGCATATTCGGGGGTCATCTTACACAAGCACCCATTCTCCCAAGCCCCGTGAACGCCTCTGGAATCTCGCTTATAGTATACACCCAGCCGGTGAGTGTGCCCAATTAAAATTGAGGTCCCGTACTTGTCGAAGTGCGCCCTGGCAGTCAATCCCGAGTGTTTAGACACCATATTTCCGTGAGTGACCATTAGCTTACCTAACATGTGGTGAGCGCCGTAGGGTGCCCATGTAAATCCATAGTCCGTTATTCCAAATATTGACGGAATATCCAATTCGGTTACGATATTCTCCCTTACCTTAAGCGGAAATTTGCTAAGTAGACTCGGATTCTTCCATACCCATTTACGTAACCGATCCTCGTGATTACCTCCTAACCAGATACGCTCACCAGATACGCGAGTTGCCAGCCAACTCATCAATACTCGTGCCCTTCTAATCTCCACCGCCACAGTTGCGGGCGTTAATGGATTCTTGTCGAAATCTGAAATGGAGTACATGTCCACAACATCACCGTTTAAGATAACGCCATCGGGACGCAAATCTTCAATAAATGGAATAATTAAATCATACAATACCTTCGTATCTTCAAAGGGGATTTGAATGTCATTTAAGATAACCCACGTTTCGTTACATTTTGTCATGTGGCATCCTTTATAAAAATCCATTTATTCTCGGACATTTGCGCGGGCGGATAATCATCTGACGCCGTTGTTATTTCGCCGGCCAGTACCAATAAAATATACTCGTCTTCTGTTACGAATTTGGAGTTTCCCGAGGACCAAAACAGATCGGCTAGAGATTCTCTAAGGTTCGTAAGGCTTTTATGTTCCATCTTTTATAACCACCCACCACTCATCATCCTTACAATACGGCCATCGACGAAACCAACCAATCCTATCGCCTAACACCATTAACGTATACTCGTCAGATGTTACGTAATGGGTATAGCCAGAAAAACGCTCTAATTCTTTTTCATTCCGCACAAATCCCATTTTCACGTAAGGGTCCGCACGACCCATCTCAAGTCGCCAAACGGTTTCGATCTTGCTTCCATTTGACGGGTATTCGGATGGCAACTCCCCCGACGGTCCACGGCTGGCAAATAATTTCATTTATCTCTTTTCGCGCCCCCGTAACTTTATTCGTGGGCACCGCCCACCACGCCGAATCATGCACCGTATAAACTAACGTCGCATACGGTACACGGTCCGCAATTTGAACGGTACACGTATTCAAGATATCCGCTACCGCCCCTTGCATCGGATGGTTAAATGCCTCTCTTACAATACCTTGGCCTTCACCAAGCAATCTCCGCCTTCTACCCATGAACGTACGTGACACTCTCGTCTTCTTGGCATCTAATTCTACTTGTAATCTCCATATGGCCATAGCAGGGTGAGCGGAAAGATACCGTTTGCTTGCAGCCACCAATTTAGGACTATCAAGATTAAGCTGCCGAGCACCAGGAATATCGCCAGCTTTACTAGCATCCCCGCCATAGTTAAGACGATAGACAAACCGCTTCGCAAAGACACGTCTTATATCCTCCTTGCCAACCCATCCAATTTCGTTACGCCAATCTTTATCTACTTTCGAGTCGTGGGGATTTACCTTATCTAAGGGATAGGGATAGCCAAATAACTCACTCATGTTGAGTGTATGAACATCATATCCATGCGTAAATGCTTCTAAGTATGGCTCATCATTAGCCAGCGCGGCCAATATACGTAACTCTATCTGATCCCAATCCCATCCAATCCATACCTCTCCTTCATTCGGAATTAGGACATCCAATAAGTCGCCAGGGAATTGCTGAAGTGGCGGTTCGGTAACTGACCATCTACCCGATGCTTGGGCATGAATCTTTATACTCGGGTACGTACGATCCTTTCCAACTAACGGTGCGAGAAAATGACTGAGAATTTGCTGCGCGCCTGAATAAAGGACTCTTGCTTCCAGTACGGGATTTGCGCCGTTGTCAATTCTCCTTAGGGCATCTACTAACGTAAGGCCATTTTGAGCCTCTTCGTCCGTATCGGGTAAAGGTCCGATATATTTACGTAAATTAGCAATGGCGTCTGCGCCCGTACTCACTTTATGGCTTGAATCCTTCTGTACGGGATACGCCATAAAGTCATATAAGTAACTTTTCATTTGCGTATCGCTACCCAAGTTAATGGGATATCCCGACCCAGCTTTCGCCAGTAATTCAGCCTCATGGCGGATATCTTCATACTTCATCACTAAATCATCGACCATTTCGGTGTCTACTTTAATTCCCCTATCAGCACGTTTCAAGACGATAGGAATTAGAGGAAGAGACTGATTACGGTATATGTCTTCAGATAACGGATCACGACTTAACTCTTTACGTAGTCCTTCCCATACAGAAATGGTGTCTAGAACGTCGCCCCAGTTGTATAATTCTGGATCACTTGTTGATAAGTGTTTCATCTTCGGATATTTGCCATACAAACTGGCCAAATATCCAAGATCATGGGGCCATTCCGACCATAACACCGCATGGGCAAGCATCGTATCGTCTACACGAAGGTAATCATGATATTGAATACCAAGATTACGTTTGAGAACGGGCATATCAGCCATGGCATTCTGAAATACAACAGGAACCGTATCGACTAACGCCATTAGCCAAGTCTTAACTTCACTTCTTGCAACGGCATCTAAATCCTTCATCCATATCTGGCATCCCTCGTTATCGGGATAGCCCAATCCTATGACGAGAAGATACTTACTATCTCGTGTAAATTCCGTGTCAATTACAACGTAAGGTGCGTCGAGTAATGCCCGACTAGTCCATTCGCGTAATTTAGGTAAGTCATTACGTGACTTGACAGTGGCGAAGTAAGGGACTGGCTCGGGCCATGTCCCATCAAGACATTTACGTATCTTGGCAAAGTCCTGGAGGACTGGTAATTTCATCTTCGGATTACGGAATAGGTCCGCAGGATGTAAGGTGGCTAAAACGGGTTTTGACGGGTGGGGAAAGCCCCTCCAGTCGGTAATTGAACCCGGCCCTCCCCACATCCTCCACGCCAACGCTCCACACGCCACACTTACCCGCGCAGTCGTTTGAATGTCATGTACACGACAATGTGCGATGGCTTTAGTTAGGATTTGACCCGTTGGTAGCTTGTTCCCTCCATTGTATCGACACCTTAATACATTTCGGACACTTACGTCTACGCCCCTTGTAAGTCCGGCAGCAGGTAATAGAGTGTCATTTAAGGTGTCTCCCGTCGCACCAATAGCTGGGACACCTTTCAATTCCTCCATTTGGCCAGGATTTTGAAGCCATACGTCTACCTCTGCATTGGAGATTAACTCGTCAGGGACAAATCCATTCCCCGATCCATAAAGCGGGCATCCTTGACATTCAACGGGCTTAGATAACATTAAACGGTTGGCTCATTAAAAATGTAATCGGCAGGAAGTTCATTAAGATATCTAACCGCCGCAAACCATTCGTATGGGATAGTCGTCACTCCCATTTTGTGGACATCTATACACTTCTCGCACCTTGTATAGCCCTTACCAAATCGTGGCGCACTTTTACACACCACACATGGCGTTCCCGCCAATATCCACAGAGCGATGTCGTCTGACGTGATTATGGATATAGATCCCAAGTTATGGCCTTTGCGCCTCGATAATAGCTGCGCCACAGAGTTTCTTTCTCACACGCCAGAATGAGCGATTTAGTAACACGCACGCAATTTACTCCCCGAGTCAGACATTGCATGCAATGGGCATATCCCGGCGCATAACGCGGATTACCACAATGAATACAAGGTCTTCCAGCGAGTAACCATAACGCGAGGTCGTCGTCATTTATGGTCATTTGAACTCACGTATTTGGGAGATAATTGGGGTCCAAAAGGCGTCCCTCTTTTCGCTTAGGGCTAGGCATTGGCCATACCCGTATGCCCCTCACCGCGTCCAATCATGACGCGCCCCAGCCAAACATTAACCCATTCAACTTACTACTATTCCCACACAAATATCCAGACATACGCGGCAATGATAACTTAGTCCGGTAAGTTTGGGATTCCAACAATGAATACACGGACTGTCCGCCAACACCCAAAGAGTGTAAATGTCCATATCCTCTCTAAGATGATCGGCGGGACAATGGCGACACGCCATTATTTACTTCAACTTAGCTACGCTATCCACGAAATTCCGCGCCTCATATCCCGCCTTACGAAATGTCGATCTCGACTCACTATCCCTCGCCGTCCGCCATCCCTCCGGAGTCTTGAACCCCTCCGTTACATACACACTAAAGGGATATTGACTTGTTGCACTAATCACCTCTTGGACGGACGCCTTCTCCATGGCCAACGCCCGGGCCAATTGGCCCCACAGTTTCGATGGGCGATCTGCCGCGCCCTTATCCGTCCTTCGCAAATCCCACGACGCATCAAATCCTACAGATGCTTTCCTCTTTCCCTCTTCATCCATCAACTTCCCGAATACCCTTACAATTTCCCTTCCTGGCCACGGAGACTTATCTGACGCCAATTCCGCCGTCACCTTCGACGCCGCAAATAGATACCTCCCCGTCGGCGCAGTGAACTTCTCAAATGACTCCTTGATCTGTTCGTCAGAAGTGAACTTGTTATACAGATCGTCAATGTTGATTTCGGTCATTGCTCAAACTCCTTTCATACCATAGCGTGCAAATGGATGACCTCACGCTTTAGTTGCGATACTGCACCCAGCAATTCTAAGATGTCCGCCTTCATTACCGCCATTCGGGTGGTTACGGACGGACCCTTCTTCTCGGTCATTTTCCCTCTCCAGCCTTATCTAGGCATTCTTGCATTGCACTCCGTAACTTTGTCCATCCGCCACCGCCTTCTGGAAGGTCAATTTCGGGAGGTAACGCCCTTGGCAAACGAGAGCGAATTACGGTATTAGAAACTGGCGCGGTAATTAGAGTCCTTTTAATTCTATTTGGCCCCATCGCCATGGCCTTCATTACGAATACAAAGTCAAATTGCCCGCCCGATCCCGCAGCTTGTCTACCCGGTACGTCAGGGGTCAATGTGATCTCCCCACTAACTTGATCCATTGATCTATCTGAGGACGACGCCACTACCACCACCGGAGCAATCTGTCTGAACGTAGCGACGACTGACTCAAATTCCTGGTGAATTCGTTGCCAATCATCACTCCCCTTCCCTACGCTTGGAACCTTATCTCCACATATCTTCTTAACGACCAACTTCCCATAATGTTTGAATCCATCAATTGCAAGGGCTTGGAGATTGGACTTCTGGTAATCAGCCAGCGCCAATTTCATATCATCTAATGTCTCGACGCTTTCGCCAATTTCGCCAAGTCCTAAGTTAGCAATCGACAGATATCCATCTTCCCCGGCGATGTTAAGAAATTGTACCTTACCAATCTTACTTTCCTCGCGTAAAACATCTCCAAGAAAGTAGGTTTTCCCTACTCCATAATTACCGTGAAGAAGTAAGGTAAATCTCTTAAGATCGCGCAAATCCAAATTGAATTTCGAGCGCACTAATTAATCCTCCGACGGAACTTCACCACAATCAGCAATTGCCACCGTAATATCGTCCAGAATATCGTCCACACGGTCCACTTCCATGTCAAGATCGTTGTCGTAATTCGTAAGATCAAAATTATTAATTACATACTCCAAAACATCCAGTTCATCCGTCGTAAGCACCAACCCATACTCCGTAACTTCCCGCCTCTTCATTCTGGCCATTAATTAGTCTCCCTTTAGTTGGATGTAATCTTGCTTCATTAATTCACTATCGTAATGATAGTGAAAGCACGCTTTATAATACTCGCACTGCCCGAAATTATCCGAGTGATTCGCCGACATATACGGAGGTTGCATATCATGATCTTCGGCGGTCATATTCTCCCATACTACGTCCATTCCCTCCCGCCACGTAAGTAGCGTCTCAGGATGCACCGGATACACGTACTTGTCAAACGCCCACCGTGGTTCAAATACCGCGAGGCCGATATAGTAGTTACCAACCGTCTCACGATACTTGTCACCAACTGCCCAAGCGTAATGTAACATCTGGTGAGCATTGGCGTATTCCATTATCGTCTTTGCGCGATATTGCGCCAGTAACGTTAACTTGGTCTTATAATCGAACACCGCCAATCCGTGGTCATCTCTGACAATCATATCAGGGCGGGCATTTCCATATTCGGGACCTAAGCTCTCTTCGATACTAACTAGCTTCCATGTATCGGGAATTGGATCATTAAGAATATATTTAGTAAGGGCATGGTTTACGCGGGCAGTGATCTTGGGAATGGTAACATCGTCGCCTCCAGAATCCGTAACAATTCCGTTACGTTCCCACTCATACAGTCTTGTACCGATTACCCCCGCCGCCACTGAGAACGACGCATCAATATACTTTTCTCTAGATGCCGTGGCCATTCGTGGAGGCATCTTTTCGCCATTAGATTCCGTAACTTGACGAAGATTATTATACACTCCTACACCGGCGGCAAATGCACTCCCCAAAAGGGCGGCTGTATCTCTCCGACCAGTGGCCTTAACTACCCATCCGTCTTTACGAATGGCGCGTTTAATCGGGCAGCGCATCCATTCAGTGGTTTGAGAGGGAGAATAGATGTTCAATTACTTTCTCGCGGAACGTATGCGCGAATGCGCACCACCTCGCCGGGGGTGATTTCTCTCACTTCCTGCGCGGCTTGACGCGCATCTGCCCTATTATAATGCTCCTGAATTGGATACCAGCCATACTCTGGTGCATAGGAATCTTTCCTCTCTACAACCCACAAAATCCTCAAGTCCATTTAATCCCTCCATTTTGTGTTTAACCACCATTCTCAACCTACACTTACCATATACATCCACTCCTCTCCTACCTACTGACAAAATTGGACATGCGTAATATTCATCACCCTTAACTATCTTGTACGTACTTGCCGTCTCAATGTATATCACTCTATGAAGAGTGATTAAGGCGAAGCCCTATTACGTGATTTGCCCCATTTAGCCCATATCTAACGTAAGTACCTGATTTAATGGTGACACAAGGTTTGACATGACGTAACGCGCCAGTCACCAAGGTTCCTGGCGCTAACTGGCCATTCCTGAAGTCCATCGCACTCTCCCTCCTCCGAACCCTACGGTTAGGGTAATGGTATTCATCCTAATCGAAGGGGTTGCTAAAATGCGCACTGTTTCACCATCTGAGTATATCTCAACTCCTCGCCCGACGTTACATTGGTTAATTGATGGATTAATTCCTCGTCCTGGGTATATGTTACTACTTGGCCCTCCAAAAGTTGGTAAATCATTTTTAGCGTGGGACATGGCGTGTAAAATTGCATCGGGAAAATCCGTCATGGGATATTCATGTTCTGGCGGCCCGCAAAAGGTCATTTATCTTCAATTAGATACAAAAGAAGCCGCTTGGACGTTACGTCTTAAGTCACTAGCAGATTCGGGATACAATCTCGAAATCCCCAATCTTCGGCTCGTTCATCCTGATGATATGATGCTTCCTTTATTGATAACTACCGAACGTGGACAGGCATTTATACGCCAACTAATGGAGATTGAAAATCCCGCATTAGTAGTATTGGATGTCTTAAGGGAAGTCCATCAAGATGATGAGAATGATTCAACGGCCATGAAAAAGGTATTTGATTGTCTGGAACGCGCATTTGGGAATACCTCCGTTCTTATTCTCCATCATACGCGTAAAATGTCCATTGAGGATAAGGCATCCCCTGATCCCGTATCTTTAGCGCGCGGCTCAAGTTACATTACTGGCCGCGTAGATGGTTATTGGTTACTTTATGGCGAAGGGCCTAATCGTAAGTTATTCTTTGAATCCCGCTTTCAAGAATCATCTCTTACCTCCGCTCGTCAAGACCCGTCTACAGGATTATTCTCATTTCCCGACCTTGAACAGGATGCTACGTTAACTCCCCAATTAGTTACCATGTGTTCTCTTAATCCTAATCGCCCGCATACTTCCCTTTGGAAAGATGCGAGTGCAAAATATGGTATCTCCCGAAGTACATATTATCGTCTACTTGCTGGAGTTAAATGTTGTCATATTACGTCTTTCCAGGCGTCCCATGGTATCCCTGCATAACCGTAGAGTTTTGACAACCGAATGTAACGTTGTTTTAACGCGCGCATTTCGTGCATTGTTCGGACAAAACCTAACCCCAAACACCGGATGCACGTTTCGTTGGATTTTCCACTTGTTGTGGATGGAGTACCGCAGCGTTTTATCCAATTAAAGTATCCAATTCCACCACACCCATTACACTTATTTCTACCTTCTAAAACGGCCAATACGCGCTGGTCGTCAAGTTTCATAATTTAACTTATATATCCATACCATTTCGACAGGCGATATCGCTTTAACTTTGTGGCTAACGGCTCATTCTCCGCCAATTCTTCAATTCCTAATCCCACACATCCAAGACATACTTCGTTACCGCCCTTACGATCAGGGGTAGCAAATGGACGCCCATTAAAGTATCCTTTTCCGTAACAATGTCTACATATCTGTCCGCCTGATAATGTGGCGCGTATCTGTTCCATTTCGCGCTTAGTCATTTTTAATTACTAACCTCTCCCATTTGTCCCGCTTCAAACCGTAAGGCGCTACCATTCTATAAATCGGACCGTCGGCATAAATAATAATCTTACCAAAAATGGACCTATAATCTAGGCCTGGCCCACCCACAAACGGCGCGGCGAGCACTAATAAGGTTAGCTCATCTTCTGTTATAGTGCGCGTTCGGTAAAAACCTATATTCGGGTGCATTTAATGCTCCTTATAAATCACTAACTTATACGCCTTATTCCAACACATACGGCACGCGCCACATTTATTATCTTGTTTAGATGCCGGACAGTGATATCCTTGAGCGTCACCGATATCTCGATATACTCCACTAGATACCGTTCCTAGCGGTAAATTACTCTCCCCTATTACGGTATTCTTCATGTGGGCCGATAGGCGAATTGTAAGATTATCTGGACACACATTTGTAGCCATAAATTCCCGCACTATCTTATATTCCCTCGTGGGCAACCAATGACTGATATGAGGAGTCTGGCTGCACACTTCCGCGATTAAACGCAAATGGTCCACTGATTGCAAGTCCCCACTATCATGCCAGCGGAAGTATGGAACACGTTGACGACCTATTTCTTGGACTAAGCGGCCAATGAAACGGTATCTGCTAACGGGATTATCCAGGGCATCCTTTAACATCTGGTAACGATATTCGTGAGCTATTACCGTATTTGGCCATCTGTAGTTTCCCCTGAAAGCGTAGCATCCGTTACATACACTTCCCTTGATTAAACGCAATCTACTTCCTATCTTACATTTCGTTGGGGAGAATCCAAATGACTTCCCCGGCATTTTACTTGGCGTAGATAGTAAACTTGGTTCGTTCATTATAACTCCCCACGAGCATAATCCGTAAGAAACGCAGACTGTTCGTCGCCGTATAGCCAATAGCGCAATCCTAAACACGCTAGGCAAAGCGGGTAATGGGGTTGCGCCATTCTACAATTCTTGCATTTTTCGGCCCCGGACAAAATGGCCCATGCTTGCCAGTCCGCTAATTTCATCACACTCTCACCATCTTCATATATCCACCCCTACGCATACACTCCCTAACATTCTTCAAACACTCTCTTAGTCTATTTTTCCATGTCGCCACTGACCGATCACTTGACAGATAAGGGATTACCTCGTCAACGGTATTTCCCTCTACTAGCACTTTCCAGCAGGCTTTTTGCATTGGAAAGTATCTTATGTTCTTTAAGATAGCCGCCTCTAAATCTATCTCAAAGTCTAACTTCGCTTGTGGATCGCGCTTATGGTAGATGGCGGGGTATTGTCCAAGTATCCGTCTATGCTCAATTTCTTGCGTAAACTTTCTCATCGCAATGTTCTTGGCCGTTGCTGTGATGAATGCCGTTACGTGTTCAGGACTGTTAAATTTATCTACTTGACTTGCGGCAACCATAACGGCACTTTGAGTGTTTTCGTCAGCTAAATCTTGCGTCTGATATCTAAACGCCCTTTTTAGTACGTTTGCGACCTTTTCCACTAGTCCGTTTTCCATTACTTTTGCAAATTCCTCGCGTGTCATTGTCAGGCCCCTTTTTAGGTGTGAATTTCTGGAACGCTCTACTTACCCTTTCTTTGTATCCATTCCACCATTCTTTCGCCTTATCGTTACCTTCGTTACGAATTTTCATGCGTATAAACGCACAGTATTCGCCACAAAAAAATCTTACTGTCGTCGTTAATACTTTGGGTAATGGTTTGTTACAAAAGGGATTATGGCAATTCATTTGACTAGTCCATATCCCCGTACTAAATATTTAAACTGACATTTATAGAGCGGCCCACCATCTGCGGCTTCATATCCTAACGTTTGGCAGTTTCTCCCAAAGTGATAGCCACAGTGCACTCGACTTTGCCCACGTATATTCTCACAGTGTACGCATGGTTTTCCCGCCAATACCCAAAGTGTAATATCGTCGTCTGTTAATACGTGCTTAGTCATTTTTAATTATCAACTGAAACCATCTGTTACTTCCTGCCGTATTGGTACGTTGGAAAATTTCGGCTTCGCGTCTATAGTGATAAATGGTCCCTATTTCGTAGTCCATATTATTACTGTCATTCTCGTCAAAGACTATTGCAGGTGCGGCTAATGTAAGTAATACCAATTCCTCGCTTGTTATGTTATAAATTTTGTGGGAGTTAAAGTCCCGTCTTCCGGTGTTAATCATCTACATTCACTCGCCTTATCCAATTGGGTACGCCCTTTACATCCCTAGCATTCTTCCCTACAATCGCGGCAATTACCTTAACACCTATGGGATTATCCGGCCACGGTGTATACCCATCCGTCAACACGATAATCACATGAGGGCGCGGTTGGCGTTTAAGCGCGTAGTCTATTCCCACGCGCATATCCGTTCCGCCGCCACCGGTCAAGCTAATCTGACTTGCACTTCTCACACGTTTAGACGATTTTACGTCCGCGTCCGCGATAATAGCGTCAACGTCCGCACAACCCGTCCCTCGCAAAACTCCCTTAACTTCCGCCAACGAATCCGTTAAATCCTGTTCGGACATTGACCCCGAGGTATCGAGAACCATTGCAATCTGTGGAATTGGCCGACGAAGCGACGGAAGTATAACATTAGGTATTTGACGCCTAGATGGACGCCGATAGCTAAAGTCTACCATCCCCGCCACGTCTGCCATATAATGTTTTACCATTCCAGCTAACACCTTACGCCAGTCTACTTTGGGATTTAATACATCCTCTGCCCATCTTTGCAACCATCCGGGGACGTTACCTCGGCTTTTAACGTGTTCTTTTACATCCTGTGCTACCCTATGCGCGATAAGGTCACGTTCTACGGGCGTAACTCCCGGAATTTCGCCGTCTTTTCCCGACGGCCCGGGCAATTCCCCGTCAATGGGATTACCTGAACATGATCCACATTTACCTCTTCCCGGACCTGGGGAAGTGATTGTAATGGCTACGTTCGGCAAGTTAGCGTAATACTCCTCAGCTAACAATCCATCTTTCTGATTTAAGTCTTTAGGATATACTGGCGGAAACGGCCATGTAGCTTTTCCTTCCCTTTGAATGTCGTCATTTATTTCGGCATCGGCACATATATTCCATGCGTTGTGATCCAATTCTTGAAACATCTTTGCCCTATCGCAATGTCCGCGAAGTAAATGCCCTACCTCGTGATATAGGACGGTTGAAAATTGCGCCGGCGTCCATTCACACTTAGGGTCAAAATACAACCTATACCATTCGTCAACTGCCATTGTACCTAAGCCCGGTTTAGCAACTGGGAATAGCCTATATAACACTGACGATAAGTAAGGGTGATCCTGTGATAGACGTAGTCTACCGGCTTGGAAGGATTCGGGCAAATTAGCGAAGTTATTCATTCGATAATCCTCAGTACTTCCCAACCATATTTGCCAAAATGGTAGACGTCACTGTCAGGACTATAGTAAATTGTTCCAGGAACAAACTCGTACCGTATCTGCCAAACACTACGCCAAATTTCGGGTGCGGCTAGTACCAGAACGGCCAATTCGTCACTAGTTACAATACGTTTCGCTAACGGTGCCATCCTTTGCCTCATTTCAATTCCGACAGTATTTCAAGCGTATCAAGACTATCTAAATCATCCTTTACATTCGGATTATTTAGCATTGCCTTAATGGCTTGATTTAATCCGCCTTCGTCAGTCTTATACAATCTGGCTAATGCGACGAATTTTTGCCATGGTATTTTGGGTAACGGCGACTTGAAAAGATAACATGCTTGTAGTCTTTCAGACGTATAACCTCTACGCCAACCATGCACGGGAATTCTAACTTTCTTGAGAAGATGGCCGTTTCTGAAGTTATCCGCTAGTCCTAACTCTTGAAATGTCCGTTTCAATACCCTAACTTCGCCACTAGATACCGGGCCGCCGTATCCGGTATTTAACATACACCTAGCTTGTTCGTGACGTACCGAAGTCCAGGAGTTTTTAGTAGTGAATACCGTATCAATTATCTCTTGTTCGGTAAGATATAACTTTTCTGGAATGGTGGGATAATGCTTTAACTCATATGGATCAATTGTAGGGTTCGGTATCATATTACCCGTAACTTTTACTACTTCATATTTACGATATTCGTTATATCCCCTTGGCCGACAATACTTCCCGTTTCGCGCAACTATGCCAAGATACTTTGTCTCATAGTCGTATTGGACTTTTTGCCATGAGCCATTTACGTTTTCATATTTCGGACTCATTTCTTCACCTTAACCACTACAGTTAGTGGAATTGAAAGTAGGCTTTTCCACATTCCTGGCGCCCAACCATATTCTATGGAAAATATGGTTGCCAGTCTGTTACCCAATTCACGAATTTCGTCACTGTGTTGGCTATTGCGGACCCCATTTTGACGAGACCGGTGCGCCAAACCAATTAGAATCTCCTCGGCTTCACTACCGGTAATCTGTATATTCATTTCGTAACTCCCAGTAGCAATCCTGCCGCGCCAAGCAATTCCTTAAACGGCGCAAGGTTAGTTACCATTGCTTTCCTTACATCTGCGTCAGCCATAAAACCCTTTTTGCTAGCTTCGATAGCCAACATTTTCACACTTGCGGCCGCTATATCTTTCTTTCCCTCACTTGCACACTTGCCGAAAATCTGCCATGCGGCCAAATTGCGCGCCTTGGTAAGATTCTGACAGGCTGCCACTGCCACACTTACTAGAACAGTATATGCTACATCCCCACGTTCCGGGACTACGAAACTGTCAGGGTTTTTGAGTAGCATCTCAGGGTCAGGCAAGTCCAGACTTGAAAGCCAATTCACATACTCTAACGCCATACCTTCCCCAATACATCCGGCTATCAGTGGAATGCTCACATCCTGCTCTACGCCAACACTTCGACACGCGCATTGTAGCACGGCTACCATATACCATGATCTAGGCGAGGGCCAAGGCTTACCTTGTTCAGTGTCAGTCTTGGGACATTGATATAGCGCGTGTGGCTTATGTTGAATGAATGCCGCGACATGCGCCCTACTTTCGGGAAGTCCACTAAGCCACGTATCGGGCAGTCGTGGAAACGTCAACTGTGGAAACCCCTGTAGCATCCCCGCTATCCAGTCGTCAGATTGCACGGACCACTGAAGATGGCAGAATCTATTTGCCAATGGCGGCGACAATTCCCATCCCCCAGCACTTACCTCCGGGGGATTCATCGCAGCGACGATTGACACATGCTCCCCTAATGGCATATCTCCGACAACTCTATCAAGAATAACTCGTAACAATGCTGCTTGTGTTGCTGGTGGGGCGGTAGAAATTTCGTCAAGGAAAAGAATAGATGGATGATTGCTTTCACTTAGTCTCTTAGCCCACGATGGCGCCGCAAGACTCACTTGACCGTTACTTACAACCGGCAAACCCGCGAAGTCGGATGGCTCACGTAGTGACGCAATGACCGTTTCAATGGGATAGTCCAGGTTCAAGGCCATGGCGTTTAACGCTGAAGTCTTTCCTACTCCCGGACCGCCTATGACAACGACTGGAATTTGCGCTTGTAAGGCGATAGACAGGGGCGTTAAGACCTTATTCACTGGTATGGCTCCCATTTTTTAGAGGAAGAAACTTGCACTTTAGTGGCGAATATGTTAGCCCATAATCAGCTAACACACTCTCAATTGGCTCACCACACCTAACTCTCGACTGCATCATCCCTAGAACCCGATACCATAAGGTTTGACAATCCGGGGGCGCTAATGGCTTGGCAGGGTAATTCAATTTCTGCCATTGCGCGTGGTAGCATTTCGAGCACAACCCCTTAGCGTATAAACGCACTAAGGGATGACACTTGGCGAATTTCATCTGTTGGGCAATCCGGAAAAATCATCGGGATTTAGTGGTGATACGTGTAGAGTGTCCAAGTCTTGTAGGTATAGCTGCGCGATGGCGCGAAGTGCGGCAAGGTCGTCACTTTCGAATACTATGTCGGCCACTCTGTCCCCTTCGAATGTGACGATGATTTTCATGTCAGTATGGGAGAATGGCGACAACGTCAGACGTTATCATTTCGTCGGTTATCATTGGCGCGCCAAACTTCAGAAATAGCTCAGTAGAGAAGTGCCTATGATCTACCGTTACAGGTTTCCCCCACATTGACGCTAGCCGCGATACCCCGAACATATTCCCACGAATTTCCACCTTGTAGACACTATTTGCTGTCACGACTCGAAATTTCATCTTATTCCCCTTATACCATCCCATAGTCCATTGAAGAACGCTAGGATGATTGTTAGTAAGGTTAATTGTCGCACGTTACGAAGGCATTTCCTTGTCGGTCAGAGCCAACATGATCCCGGCTTTTATCTCCTCAAGGCGCGCTACCTTCGCCTTGGCCTTGACGAGCATCTTCTCGACATGAACCAATTCTTTCGCCCTTTCGATAGTGTCCATCTTATCCTCCATTAGCTGTGGCGAATAGCATTACAGCGCGAACAATGACAGATTGTTGCAACTGGTACGGGAGTGTCGTTGACAATTGTTAGCCGACGACGTTCCGTGATAAAATCGCTGACGGCCACTTGACAATGGCTACAGCGATCTTTAGCCCATTCAAACATTGCGTCCCATTCGTCACGACGCGAATCCATTTTATCCTCCGTTAAATTTCGGTTGCGTGTGTTACTGTCGTTACTGTCACTTTTCGCGCCATACACCATGCCACTCGAAAACGCCATACGCGTAGAAACCGTATCCCGCCAATGTGACGGTAGCGTAGCATCCTATTTACCCCTATACAAAAACGGTGTTTGACAAATGTCACAATGCGCCCGAAATTGGTCCGACGCCACACGCACCTTCACGGGACACGCACACTCCCACAGCCGCAACCTTGACCCGCTTCCCGGCCCGCGGGAGATACCCCCACGAGTACCACGCCCCATAGGACATGGCTTAGGAGCTACAGGACGCGGTACAATACCATTGCCAGACGTTGACAGTGTGGGCTTACCATCGGAGGGCATTTCGAGGGCGGAGATAGCATTCCATACGTCAGGATCAAATTCCGCCGGCTCATACAATTGGCCGGCCGCAAGGGGATTTACCAAGCCGAGCGCCAGGGCGCAAGACTTCCATTCCGGGCCATGCCCGGCGCTATATCCCGCCATGACATGGGCGCATTCGTGAACGGTAGTCCCAGCTAGCTGCACGTTCGATTCTTCTCCAGTGGCGCAAATTTCTAAGAATGGCTTATCTGACCAGCCATTATGGTAACAGACGCCACGCGCACCAGGATGCGAGCCAACGCCGTAGACCAATTTCGCGTCAAGGATACGCTGACGTGCGTCAGTATCAGACAGCCGATTGCAAGCTATCTGACGGACGGCGTTGATATACTCTTCGTGGGTTGTCATTTTGTTTTGCTTCGATAGTATCGAAAGCACGGCCAGCATAACCACGTGGCTATCGCGGCCAAGTAACGGCATTGACCGTCGTATTCGTGACAAAGCTGGCAGGTCCGATGCGTTTTCATGCCATTATCAGATTGCACACGCTATGCCAATATTTCCAACATTGAATAGCCAACCATATCAATGAGTTAGACCTGTATAAATAGTGTGCAACAGACATTTTGCCCATATGGTCATAGGGACATTTTGTCCAATCGGGACATTACGGTAGTCTCGAATGTGTGCCAAAATGGCATTGTCCAGATTGCCCTCAGCGGCCCGTTCGATATGGCGACAATGGTCGGGTATGCCCATTCAAGCGCAGGGGCAAGGTCGTTTAACCAATAAAAGTAAGGGTTTACCCTGACGTGGTATAAATGAGACAGTTGCATAAAGTGTGCCCATCGAACAGTATGTATCCTACCGGTGGGACATTTGACCTATCTCCATAAATTGTAGGATTGCCCACGGGCCAATGGCGCGATGTGTCACCATTGACAGGATGACACTCTAATTCGCGGGATGCAACGAACGTGCCAATGAGTGGTACGTAACTTGCATTCCATTCCCCTCACCAACCCCCTGATCCCCAGGTTGGCTGGAGTGGCGTTGCACCGGGGGGTCCATGTGACATTGAGACCCATTTTCTGGGACTCCAGATCCGGTACCATATTTGGTAATTAAATTACGGAGTTATAGGACATATGAATTTGTCGGCAAAATCGCCCCCGCAAGATGGTTAAGAGGGCCACGAGATCGCCGCTTGTAGGCCCCTTAGCGGCCCGTACAATTGGGATTGGAGATGCGGAGGAGTCTGTGACGACGACGCCCATAGCTTCCACCAGTTTTGGTCCCATAATCTGTCCGAAATATGACAATAATTGTCAATTGAAAGATTTCTTGGAAGTAAAGTGCTCGTCGATGTATAATCTATATGACGCCGGCAGGCACCATAGTCTAGATGGCCATAAGATGTAATTACGTAGTCTGGCTACGATATGGCTACTTACGCTTACGCTTCAGTAGTAAGTCCATGAACATAGTCTAAAATCACTTAACGGCTATCAGATCACGGAGTTTCAATTTAAATTACGGTGTTTTTGTCAAAAAGGAGGCAATTATGATATTTGGGCTATTTGTAGCAGTTCTTATCATTTCAGTTTTATTGGCCGAGTTGTAAAGATTTCTTGTATGTAATTACTTCATGGATGTATACTATTGTTTGAATGGAGATAAATGCCACGTAAATATCCACACCATCTAATCAAGGCTAATAAATTAAAAAGAAGGCGTGAAGTTATTGGCGAAGTACGCGATATCATTCAACAAAGTAGGCTAGAGGAATTTAACCGCCTTTTATCCCCGCCAGTTAAATTAGACCTTAATACCAATTTCGGACTTACAAAGTCTGATTTACCTACCGTAAAGGGCGGTAAGTAATTAAATGGAGATATCCCGGAGATGGGAATGGACGAGCCAATTTTAGATAAGATTGGACGGAAAAAGGGCGGGCCAAAAAAGGGAACTCCCGTTGATGTAACGCCCCGGCCAAATGAACGGGAAAAAGCCTTTGAGATATTCTTAAATGCCGGTAAAGATGGTAAAGTACGTAGCGTAAGATCCGTAGCTCAGGAATTAGGTGTACACGAAGCTACAATTTCAAGATGGCGTAAAATAGATGGCTGGGACGATAAGATCCAGATATTAATAGCCCAAGCCGCTCAAGCAGCGGATACACTCACAAAGGCCATAAAAAGGCGAGTGCGCCGGGGTGTTTTGGACGGCTTGGACGAATTAGCCAAGATTATCAAGAAATCTGATAAAGATGCAGATCGCATTGCGGCAGTCAAGGCGATGGTCGAAATCGGACTTAAGATTGATGCTTTAGCCCAAGCGGGCAGTGGCATGGAAGCAAGCGGTACGTTACCTGAGTTCAAAGATGATCTAGATGAATTAGGGAAGGAACCTGAATGCCCCGATATACCAATCGTCCCGGATCTCAATTCTACGGAGAAGAGTACGATATTGGCCCCGTCTATCGACCTCCAGGTACAGGGGGATTTGACATAGGTGAACCCCCAGTTACTCCACCGGGACCTCCTGGTCTTCTAGATCAAGATTACCTAATTCCTCCATTCGATTCGAGAGGTCCATCAACGGGTGAAGGGAGTACGGGGATTGGTGGAGATATTGGTGCGCCATCGCCAGGTGGGCCAGGTCCCGTTGGACTTGGTGGTAATCAGGTAGATCCGAATGATATCGGAGGGATGTTAGCGGGAATTGAATCGAATAATCAGGACCTTACAGCCTTAAATATATTAGGCGCATTGTTCGGCGCGGTTCCTACGCCTGCGCCGTTTGCAAATCCATTTTCAATTACTACATTGGCTGGGCGGACAGGCGCGCAGGCTGGAAGTCAGAATTTACGCAGTCAGATTAATGAAGCGATGGGACGTCAGATTGGCGATTTAGATAATCCGGACGTTGAAGATCCGATGGGACTTATTGACGAAGGTATCGGAATGACAAGTGGGCAACCCGCAGTAGACGATCCTACGGGCTTGGGTATTGGGATTGGACTTAGTGGGTTGGGATTAAGTGGTGCGCCCAGCGAAGGGGTAACGGGGCCACAATCTGATGTGGATATGGGAATGGTCGATATGGGCATTGGGATGACCTCAGAGGGTGGTGGCGGTGGGGGTGGCAGCTCAGGAGGTGGCGACGCATCGTCTGGCGGTGAGAGTGGTCCTGGCGGCGCACCAGGAGATCCCGGCGGGGCGTGGCACAGAGGTGGTATTGTACGTATGGGTGGAGGAATGCCCATGATGGGAATGAGACCTGGTGGGGATGAAGATCGGGACGGTAGACGAAATGTAATGGCGATGCTCGAAGAGGGCGAACGGGTGATTCCCGCAAAGAAACGGGCTGGTGGAATGGGGATTAGACCGGGCGGTAAGGTAAGAGGTAGGAAGTAATGTGGGATTGGCTTAGTGAAATTCTGAGTGGTATTGGCGATTGGGGCGGGCAGGGAATTGAGGCTGGCGTTGATTACGGATTAGGCGAAGCGGCTAGTTCGGTAGCGAATACCATTACGCCGGAATTGGATCTTTGGAATTCATTCTTAAGTAGTGGTGCTGCAGGCGGTCCGGGAATGGATATGTTTGGTGCGGTCGGGCCAACAGCATCTTCAGCTATTGGATCAATGGGTGGAGAGGGAGCGATTGGTGGATTAGGAAGCATGGTTGGGGGAAGTGGTTTCGGAGATGAAATTTGGGACGTGGCGAAGTCGGCTGGTAAGGGATTGTTAAAAGGTGCCTTACCGGCGGCGGGGGCGATGGGAATTGGGATGTTAAAACCCAAACCTAAGATGCCTTCATACGACTTCCCGAATTTATCTTCCGTCGGGCAATCACCTTCAATTCCTCCATACACTCCTCCTCCCGGCGCAAATTGGAGTCCGTTACTTCGCAACCAGCCAAAGGTGAAGAATAGCTCAGGATTACGCATCGGAGTCTAATTCGTGAAGATGACGGAGAAGTTGTCTCTTTCACATTTACTTGGAAAGAGTTATAATAAGTTACAAGCTGATATTGTATTAGCTGGCGAGTATGAGGTTGCCGCCGTTACGGGAATGGGCGCGGGCAAAACTTACGCACTATGCGTAGCCGCTCTTCGGCATGCCGCTAAATGGCCGGGCGCAAATATCCTCATTTCACGGCTTACATATCGTGAATTAATTGACTCGACCAAGCGCCAATTCTTCGAAATGTGCGAAAATAAAGGCTTACGTGACTTATTCGTCAAGCCCGCCAGATGGGATTTCAAGGAAGGTACGAACTTTGCAAGATTGGTCAATGGTAGTGAAATCACCTTTGCAAATCTTGAGCCCGGTAAGCTTGATAAGATTAAGAATCTGGAGTATTCATTTATTGGAATCGATCAAGCAGAAGAAATTGAATACGCCACATACCAGATTCTCCTATTAAGATGTCGGTTATCGTCAGTACCCCCGGAAGAACGACATGTTATTTTGATTGCTAACGACGAAGGAGATAATTGGTTACGTAGACGATTTCTCACATTTGAACCTCCCCATGGCCGTCCAACGGCCCATGCAACCCGAAAGTTAATTCGAGGGTCGTCCCTCGATAATCCTCATTTAGACGTTGGTGCAAGGGCACAATTACTCTCGCTTCCTCCCGAAGTTCAAGCGCGTTACGTATTTGCCACAATGTCGGCGGGATCGACACGACTAATTCCCGACTTTAGAGTAATTGATCCGTTCGAGCCTCCTGGACATTGGCCGAGATTCTTTGGAGTTGATCCCGCACGATCAACCGGCGTAACATGCGGAGTTTGGATAGCTGTTAATCCCGATAAAGAGGCATATAAAGGTGTCTTACCAAATGCGCCATTCGTGTATCGGGAATATTGGGCCGAAGGAAGAGAAGCTGAAGTCCACTCAGATGCCATCCTCGAACTTACTGGACCTTACATTCCTCGTGCCAGGGTTATGGATAGATCGGCATGGTCTACAGGTATTGCCAGTAAGAAGCTGGGTAACATTAGCGTTGCACAGTTGTACATAGCAGCGGGATTGCCGGTAGCGCCATCGGATGGAGATGAATGGGCGCGAGTTATGTTATTCCTTGAAGCCCACAAAAGAGGATTAGTGATCGCAAGAGATTGTTTAAATCTCTTACGCCAAGGTCCGGAGTATCGAATTCGTGGGCAGTCCGTAATTGACTATACCGGATCAACGAAGAGCCTTAAGATTGTAGGTAAGCAGAAGTATCATTCGGTTGACGCAGCGGGATATGCGTTATCACATATTCCTACGAATGTGGTGGCGGTAGATATAAGGGAATTAAGAGAGGCATATGAAATTGGCGCAGATATTGACGAACATTCGCGCCGGCATTGGTTAAGCGAACGGTCCAAGTTATTGAAGCGAAAAGGTGATGAGTCTGTCGTTACATTAGGTCTTGATGATGAGGAGTGGATTGATATCATCCCCACCTCGTGGAATACAGGCTATGATGACGCCGAGAATTACTAATGTGGATAACTAAGTCATCTTTACGCGAGGAAATTGGTAGACTTAAAGAAGAGTTAAGTTTCATTAAAGATGAACGTAATAAGTTTATTGCTACGTCCAGATTGCGTAGAACTGAGTTAGAAAAGTCACGTATTGAAATTGCGGGATTACAAGCCCAATTATCGTCTATACAAGGTAGGTGTGATCGAGCCGAGTTAGAATTAGATCGGACGAAGGCGGACTTTCACGAATTAGTTCAGATTACCGCCGGACGAGTACCTCCACGAATGGGATCTCCCTTAATGGACGATGATCCATTCAAAGAAGATATTCGCCAAGTTGAAGTATTTCTAACACCGTCCCCCGATGAGGTCGGTGATGTGATTGAGGATGCGCTCGAAAAGATGAGTAATATCGGTGAGTGAGCCTAAAGATGCCAATAACAATGATATGGCGCTCCTTCAGTCTCTTAAGGGAAGACTATCTGCGCGTAGGTGGCTAATCGAACGAAACTGGTATGGAGCAATCCTCTTCCATTTGGGTCAACAGTGGGTATTATATGACACCGACACGCGAAGATGGAAACAGCGCAGATTATCTCCATCGACTCCAACACCAATTACGAATCTTTTTCGGTCAACTATTGACACCGTCAAATCCGCCATCGCGCAGCATACACCCCGATATCTTGGCATTCCTTCTAGAGATGATGCAAAGGCCGTGGCCGCAGCAGCCGCCACCGACATGCAACTCCAAGTCATCCTCAAAGAGGGCAAATTCGAGTCTTCCCGCAGACGGATGTTAGATTGGTTGTTACTTACCGGGAATGCCTTCATTGAATGCACGTGGGACGATTCCGACGAAACGGGATTAGATGCCGTTCCTAAAGAAGTATGTGAAGCAGGCCATGTATGGTCGGCAACAGAGTTAGATCCCAATAGTCCATTATGTCCCAAAGATGGGATGCAGTTAGTTGAGTCATATACGGATTTTGAGTGGGTGCCAAAGGGCGAGATAAGATTTGATGTATTATCGCCATTTGAGGTATTCTTAGATCCGGCCATTGACGAATTAGAATCGCAACCTTTTATAATGACCGTCCAGTCGTATACTGAGGAGCAAGTTAAGACTGTATGGGGAGTGGATGTAGAAGGCGGACAGACGGCGGGATTCGAGGGAATTAGCGTCCAGAATAAAGAGTCAATTGCATCGATTTCGCCGGGCGTGGGCGCGTCAGCATATGGCCATTCTGTAGGTGGGGATTTCGTTACCCGAAGAGTAATCGTATATCGCGTCTACATCAAAGTCCATAAGGATTATCCCGAAGGCGCATATTTCGCCATTACATCGGGAGGGAAGGTATTAGACCGTAAGGTTCCATATCCGTGGAAGACAAAGGCTGGGAACGGACGTAAGTTTTATCCCATCGTCCATTACCGATTTGGGACCGTTGGAGGAAGGGCGTGGGGATATTCGCCCGCAGATGACCTTCTTCCTAAGCAATATCAGTTGAATAAAGCCGAATCCATGATGACGATGATTATGTCACGGATGGCTAATCCCGTATGGCTAATTCCGGCCAATACCAATCCGTCACGCATTACGGGCGAGATTGGCGTCCAAATTGAATATACTCCAGTGGGGGGGAATGCGCCTTCACGAGTTGGTGGCGCGGAAGCCCCCCAATCACTCGTCAAATATATCTCCGATATTCGACAGTCATTCGATGAGTTGTCGGGAGCATTTGCGGCTGTTAGAGGGCGGAGTATGGGTTCACGAACCCCGGTTGGCACGGTTCAATCCCTCCAAGAGAGGGGATTTGGACGATGGGCCACCGTGTTCCAGATGCTTGAAGAGGGCTATAAAGACCTGGCGAAGAAGTCATTGGAGATTTGGCGGCAGAACGCAAAATCCCCTAGAGTCATGGCAATACGCGATGCGGTGGGAGGATTCACATTCCGCGAGTTCTTAGGTGCGGATTGGGATGATGGCGTGGAGGTGGAAGTAGAGGCGGGAAGTACACGTCCCCATACCCAAAGTGAAAAGATGCAGACGTATATGGAATTAGCTCAGGTGGGTGCATTGGATTTCATGGATGAGGCCCAAAAGATTAAGATGCTTGAAGATTTGGGCATGTTGAATATGCGCCCCGGCGTAGAGGAAGATACGAAGCACGCTTATAAAGAGAATGCCACCTTCATGGAATGGGGTAGGGGAATTAAGGAACAATTAAGCAATGTTCCTGACCCACAAATGCAGATTCAAATGGCCATGCAATTTGCGCTACAATCTCCAGTAAATGTGACGCCGATTGTAGATGACCATGCGGTACACTTTCTTACACATAGACGATTGGCTATGACGGAGGATTTCAAGACCTTACCGCCTCCGTTACAACAATTGTGGTACGCCCATATGGTCCAGCACGCGGCAGATGTACAGATGTCTAAGATTATCAAGGGTATGCCGCCACAGATGGGCAATGAAAGGCCATTAGGTAGTGGCGCGCCAGGTGCGCCTCCAGGCGGTGGGTCAGCAAACAGTGCGCCTACTCGTCAAATGCAAGGCGGCGATAGTAATCCGTCGGGGAATAAGTGATGCCCGTTATTCCATTCTCGCAAGATGAATTAGTACAGGCACTCCAGAAAATTGGGGTATCGGATTCGATGGGTGGGTTGGGTCCACAAGGAATGGCCATAAAGGGACCTAGAGCGGCGGCGGATTTTTCCAAATTGCCCATTAATGCGTGGTTAAATGATTATTTAAGACGCGTAAGGACGGGTGGATTTAAGATTAAGGAACCTAGTAAGAGTATTGTGAGGCAGTTGGGGGCGAAGCAGAATTTGGGTGAACATGTGCGTACTACTGGCGATCCGTATTCGATAGTTGGCACGACTCCCGAAATTTATGGCGAGTCGTCCGAGGCTAGAAGATTGCTCGGAAGAGACCAAGACGCAGCCAATAAAGTTGAAAGGGCCCTTAACGCCGCCGGATATTTTCCCCGCGATAACCCCGGTGGTATCCCCGGAATGATTATGCATCAATCCGCGCCAACTTCTAATCCGCGCCCAATTATGAGTCTTAAAACACAGCATTGGACTGGAAATCCCCACACACGTCCGGGATCTAATTAAGGTGATCTCAACATGGCTCCTCCTAATCGCCCTCACAATCCCATCATTTGGCGGGCCCGTAACCATTATGGTCCGTACCCATACTAAGGAAGGCTGTGAGAAGTTCCGTTCTATGACCAAGAAGCAATTTAGCGAATTATTAATTCCCGACACAGGATTGGGAAAATGTGTGGAGGTGAAAGGTAATGAGTAAGGGAATTAAGGGAATGATTAGGGCCAAGAGTTCGCCATCTCCCGATAAGAAGATTGACAGTAAGGGCAATCCTTCTATTGGGAAGCCAGATATCGTAGGTGGATTACCCGCGGGCGGTGGGACGCCTAAGTGGGCAAAGTCGGCCATTAGAAGTGCGGAGGGAAAGGCAAAGTAGATACCGTAATGCCATACGATCAGGTAATGTCCAAGTTCAAGGGCGGTAAGTTACATAGTGGCTCAAAGAAGGGACCTAAAGTTAAGTCCAAAGATCAAGCTTTAGCTATTATGTTATCCGAGAAGCGTAAGGCCAAACGCGGGATGAACGATTACTCACCCAAAACTGGTGGCATGAATGTCACCTCGACAGGAGATGTTAAAGATGGCAAGTGGCAAACAAGAGGTAAGTAAGGGTAGTGACCACGGCGGAAAGGCCGCATTTCAGAAGGCGTCTTCGCCCCCAAGTGTAAAGGCGGCTGCTCAAGGTAGCGGCGCTAAAGTTAAGTATCGCTAAAGAGGAGAATGAATAATGCCGGACCCGGTGGTGGTTCCGAATCCTACGTTACAAGAAGCTGCAAAGGCTGGTGCCGGCCCAGCAGCTAATCCGTGGGAGGCTTATGGATTAAATCCTGACGGCACTCCTATTGTAGTGGCGAAAGTTGAAGTATCCGTCGACCCTGAGAAGGCGGCGTTACAGGCGAAATTAGCGACTATCGAGGCTGCGCTTGCCAAGTTACCAGAAGGTTTCGAGGCGTTATCTAAGAAAGTCTCAATGGTCGATAAGTTGGTGGCCGCAATTCGTGGTGACGAGCCCGAAGCGCCCGCTAACTTTAGAGAAGTATGGAGTGACCTTAAGAAGGTAGCAAATACTCAAGCTCCGGGAGTGGCGAAACTTCTTGCGATGCTTGAAGAGGATCCGCAATATCTTGAGCGTCTTGAAGGTGCCAATCAGGCTCTCATGGCCAGTCATGTTATTGGAATCAACCAAAAGGCCCACGAGAGGGTATTGGACCTAGCCAAGAAGGCAGGATTTAAGGCGGGGACGGACGAAGAGTTTAACGAAATGGTATTCCCGTTTGAACAGTCCATGACGATGATGATTAATGCTAACCCGGAAATGAGGAGAGCGTTTCTCAGCGGAAATGTCCAAGTCGTCGATGACGTGTTCAATAGGATGATTAAGCCTCATGTGGCGCAGCGATTACGCGCAAAGCAAGATCGGTTAGCTCCCTTAGCCACGCCAAAGGCTCCTCCTAAAGGTGCGGGCAGTCCCGGTGTAGGGAATGAGGAGACAACCAAGCGTAACTTAGCCACGCCACAGGGACGTGCGAATTTCCACCAACAAGCCGTCGCCCGATGGATTAATAAGGTATCAAGTAAGGGCGACGATACATAGGAGTAAGTTACTGAAATGATGGACTTAAGTTCAATCAACCCTCTCTTAAAGGACGAGTATGAAGATTACATCGTTGAACTCGTCCATACAGAGACAGTGGCGTTAGATTTATTTACGGATGGCGATACGTCCACCGCAGATGGCCGGCGCGTAATCTTACCTGCCCATCTTCGTAGGGACCACGCGGGTATTGGGTTCGTGGGTGAGGGTAGACAGCTTCCTACTCCGGCTGCGGAGCAGAGTGGCTTCTTCACCATTCCCTTCCGTAAGTCGGCTGCCCGCTTCCAGATCACCAAGGAGTCAATTGACCAGGCGCAAACGAATAGGGGGTCGTTCGTAAGGACCCTTTCCTTTATCATGGACCATCTAGTCGAGAATCTGGTCGATATTCGCAATAAGGCGATGTGTCATTACGGTGCGGATATCTTAGGGTATCTCAATGGCAACCCCGACGCCAACGCGACGACCATTACTGTGGATACCCCCGGTGGGGTGGTACTTCCCACAGGCGTGACTAACGGGACACGGTTCTTCCAGGTTGGCCAAATCGTGGCTGGTATTACCAGTGGTGCGTTGGTGACCAACTCGCCCGTTACTATTGCGGCGGTTGCGCCAAGCGGTAATTACGCCAACCTTACATTAGCCGCGAATACGGCGAACTTTGCCGATAACGATATCTTGGTGCGGGCGCACGCGACGGGGATCACCGATCTCGCGGATACCTCTTGGTATCAGGCTCCGATGGGATTGCTGGGGATGGTTGATGACGGGACTTACGTCATGGACTATTTCGGGCTGAACCGTGGGAC